TGCATAAACCGTGCATAGACCCTTTGCTGGCGTGTTTGCTGACAAGTTTGCTGGACGAAGGAAGGTTATGGCTGGTCAGCACGGTACGCGGACCCGGTATAACTCTGGCTGCCGCTGCGACGAGTGCAAACAGTCCAGCCGCGACTACGACAAGCGCCGTCGGCTGGCTAAGGCCGCTGACGTCAAGCCGTCCCAGGTCGTCACCCGACTGCCCGTCGGCCCCGGCCCGGATGAATCTGCTATCGGTTCGGCCGGCCGTGTAGAAGCCGGTGTTTTGGCTGAAATTGGCTCATTATCGAACTCCGATTCCCGATTAGGCCTGGTAGAGATCGCGATCGCCCTGGCGCGCGTGCTCGATTCCCCGCTGGCTATCGCTCAGCATCCGAGCGCTGCGCACCGGCTCTCGGAAACCCTCGACAAGATTCGCAAAGGCGCTGATGGGCGCACTGGCCGGCTGGCCGCGGTTCGGCAGATGACGCGCAACTCCAAGGCCACCGGTTGATCCTGGGCTCCGAGACGCCGCGGATCTTCACCCCACCGCGCCGCGCGCTGACTCCGGAGACCTCGCACGGCTTCGCTGCGATCGCCTTCGCCGAGGAGATGCTCGGCGTTCGGCTCTTTCCCTGGCAGAAGTGGCTCCTGATCCACGCGCTCGAACTCAACGCTGACGGTTCCTACCGTTTCCGTTTTGTGGTTGTGGAAGTGGCACGTCAAAACGGCAAGACCATGTTGATGCTGGTCCTGGCCCTATGGCACATCTACGCACTCGATTCTCCAACCGTCATCGGTACCGCCCAGGATCTCGCCAACGCCGACAAGGCCTGGGGCGAAGCCGTCGAATGGGCGCAGTCCGATGAGGAACTGTCCGAACTGATCGAGAAGGTTAACCTCGGGCATCCGAAGTTCCTCAAACTCGTCAGCGGCTGCCAGTACCGGGTGGCATCGGCGTCCCGCAAGGGTGGCCGCGGCTTCTCCGGCGACCTGGTGCTGCTCGACGAGCTGCGCGAGCATCAGAGCTGGGACTCCTGGTCCGCGGTCACCAACACGATGAACGCCCGCCCAAAGGCGCAGGCCTGGGCACTAACTAACGCCGGCGACGCGCTGAGTGTCGTTCTCCGCTATCTCCGCGCCCAGGCGCACCGCGAACTGGGCTGGCCCGACGGCGATGCCGACGCCGACATCCTCGAAGCGGTCGACGAGGAGATGGAAGCCTATCTAGCCGAGACCGACGACCAGGTGCTCGGATGGTTCGAGTGGTCGGCGCATCCGGATGCCAAGCGCACTGACCGCGAGGCGTGGGCGCAAGCAAATCCGTCGATGAACCACACCGACGTCGTCGAGAACTGCGTCACCGAACGCGCCATCGCCGCAGCTCTACGCACTAATCCTCCGTCGCAGTTCGAGATCGAGGTGCTCTGCCGCTGGATGACGATGGCCGAAGCCGGACCATTCCCCGAAGGTTCCTGGCGCGAGACCGTCGACAACAGCGCCGTACCCGATCCCGACTCGCCGCGGATGCTCTGCCTGGCGCTGTCGTGGAATCGCTCGCGCTGCTACATCGCCCGCGCCGCGCGTGACAGCGACGGAACACCGGTCGTCGGCATCGCCGCTGATCGTCCCGGAACTGACTGGGTCATTCCCTGGCTCATCGAGCACCGCACCACCTACAGCGGAATCGTGATCCAGTCCAACGGCGCCCCGGAGACCTCACTCATCGACGACATCAACCAAGCCGTGGAGTCTTCCGGGGTGCCGGCGAACCTGCCGATCATCACCTGGTCCGGCCCCGATCTCGGCTCGGCCACCGGCGTCATGTTCGACCTGCTCGAAAAGCGCACACTGCGGCACCTGTCCCACCCGGGCCTGGACTCCGCGGCGACCTCGGCCGCCGTGCGCGTCCTATCCCAAGGCGCGTGGGTCATCGACCTGGCCGCCAGCCCCACCGACGCCGCACCACTGAAGGCAGCCATCGGCGCAGTCTGGGCGACCAGCACCGCCGCCCCGCCGCGGCGATCGGCCTACGAGGAAGAGGACTTGCTCGTTGTTTAACCGACGCCAGCGCCCCACCGCGCTCAACCGCAGCGTCCTGATCAGCCTGACGTCCGGCAACGCGCTATCCGGCGTGTGCACCTACGACGGGCGCGAAGCCTTGGTGCTGCGCGGCGTCACTGTCCACGAACCGTCATCCGAACCGACACCCGCCGACGGCGAGGTGCTCGTCGACCGAATCAATGTCGACTTCATTCAACTTCTTTGAGAGGCGGTGCTGATGGCTTTCGTAGCCACCGCCGGCTCGGTGCAGCGTCTGTCCCGGCAGAACATCACCGGGCCGTCGCGGATCATGCTGTCCTCGACCTATGCCGCTGACTACGCCGAGATCTGGAAGACCCAGGAGTCGGTCCGCACCGTCGTCTCATTCCTGGCGCGCAACGTCGCCCAGCTCGGACTGCACTTCTACGAGCGGGTCGGCGACACCGACCGGCAACGCCTACACGATCATCCGATCGCCGCACTGCTACGCAGGCCGAACGGATTCACGTCGCGCTACCGGTTCATCAACGCGCTGATCCATGACTTCTGCATCTACGACAACGCCTACTGGCTCAAGACCAACGACAACGGCGCCGTCGGCCTAGTCCGCATCCCGCCGACGCGCATCACCCCGCACGGCGATGACTGGCTGACCCCGTCGGCGTTCAAGGTCTCCGGAACCGCTGGCACCCAGATCTATCCGGCCGATCAGATCGTCTACTTCCGCGGCTACAGCGTCGAGCAGGACGCCGGCGTCTCCCCGCTGGAATCGCTGCGCCGCAGCCTGCGCGAAGAGTGGTCAAGCTCGGAGATGCGCGAGCAGATCATGCGCAATGGAGCCCGGATGTCGGGCTACCTTGAACGTCCCGCCGATGCCCCGGCGTGGAGCGAGACGGCCCGCGATCGGTTCCGCCGCCAGTGGCAGTCGCAGTATTCAGGCAACGGCCCCGGCGCCGGCGGAACGCCGATCCTCGAGGACGGAATGCGCTTCACCGCCGTATCTCAGACGGCGAAAGACCTGCAGTACATCGAAGGACGCAAGCTCACGCGCGAGGAAGTCGCCGCCGCCTACTTCGTCCCGCCTCCCATGGTCGGGATCCTCGAAAACGCCACGTTCTCGAACATCACCGAACAGCACAAGATGCTCTACACCGACACCCTCGGCCCGATCCTGACCATGGTGCAGGAAGAGATCGAGCTGCAGCTGATCCCCGACTTCGAGCCGGCACCGGATCGCTTCTACGTCGAATTCAACTTGCGCGAGAAGCTGACCGGATCGTTCGAGGAACGCGCCGCCGCGATCGCCTCGGCCGTCGGCGGCCCGACGATGACGGTCAATGAGGCCCGCGCCCTGGACAACCGTCCTCCAGTCGATGGCGGCGACAACATGATCGTCCCGCTCAACGTCACCCAGAACGGATCTCAAACGCCGATCCCGGCAGCCCCGCCGGCCGATCAGATGCCCCCGGCCTAGGCCGGACAGGAGAAAAAATGCTCACCAAGAACACCGCCACGATTGAGGTGAAAGCCGGTCCGGCCGACGGACTCATCGAAGGCCAGTTCGTCGCCTACGCCTCGGTCTTCGGCAATGTCGACTCCTGCGGCGACATCGTCGTGCGTGGCGCGTTCGCGAAAGACCTTGCGCGCTGGGCTACTACGGGCAACTACATCCCGCTCCTCTTCGGCCACAACATGGACGACCCTGATTACAACATCGGCCATGTCATGGAAGCCGTCGAGGATTCGATCGGCCTGCGCGTGACCTGCCAGCTCGACCTGGAGAACCCGAAGGCCAAGCAGGTCTACCGGCTCATCAAGGGCCGCCGCATCGACCAGATGAGCTTCGCCTACGACGTCGTCGAGAAGGTCGAGACCTACCTCGAAGGCGACGTCGAGGTCTCCCAGATCCTCGAAGTCAAGCTGTACGAGGTCTCCGTCGTCACCCTCGGTGCCAATCAGGAGACCGAGATCCTGGCCGTCAAGCGGGCCGGCGAATACGCCGATCGCATGATCGCCGAAGTTAAAGCTGGCCGAATGCTGTCGGCCAAAAACGAGGGCGAGATCCGCAGCGCACATATGGCACTGAGCCGTGTGCTGTCCGTCCTCAACGGCACCACTGACGAGCAGAAGGCCAGCGAGCCGGTCCCGTCTTGCCAGGCGAACGACGACATCACGACCAAGTCCGATCCGGACGTGGCCGAGGTGTCCGAGGAGTCGCCGCGTGAGGCCAGTCCGGCGCCGTCCGTCGACTACTCGGCGATCACCGATGCGATGCTCGGCCAAGTCATGGCCGAGGTCGCTTAAACCGCATCCGAAAGGAAAAGCTCACATGAGTACACGCATCACCATGCTCAAAGAGCGCGCCGAGGCTGAGTCCAAGACGGCGCGCGAAGTGGCCCAGAAGGCCGCCGACGAAGGTCGGGAGATGACCGACGATGAGCGGCACACCTACGAGACCTCGATGAAGTCCCTGACCGAGGTTCTCGACGGCATCAAGGCCGTCAAGGCCGACGAGGCTGTCATGGCCCAGGCCAAGGAGTTCGCCGACAGCGTCGGCGTCGCCGAGAAGGCCGACATCAAGGCCCGCGTCAAGAGCCTCGGCCTGACCGTCGTCGACTCCCCGGAGTTCAAGTCGCTGCTGGCCGGATTCCCCGAGGGCCGCGTGCCGTCGAAGAGCCGCGTGCAGTCCTCGCCGATCTCGGTGAAGTCGCTGTTCACCGGCGCTTCGTCGACCTCGGCCGGCGCGTTCGTCATCAACGAGCGCACCGACATCGTCGAGATGCTCGGCCGCAAGCCGCTGACCATCCGCAGCCTGGTCTCCAACCGTCGGACCACCTCCGACACGGTGGAATTCGTCGCCGAGACCTCGCACACCAACAACGCCGCTGTGGTCGCCGAGGCGACCAGCTCGGCCGGCCAGACCGCAACCGCGGGCAACGGCGGTGCGGTGACGTTCGCCAACGTCTCCGGAGGCGGCTACAAGCCCGAGGGCGCCTGGGCGTTCGAGGTCAAGACCGCTGTGGTCAAGACCATCGCCGAGTGGGTTCCGGTTACCAAGCGGGCACTGGCCGACGTCGCGCAACTGGAAGGCCTGATCAATCAGGAACTCCAGAACGACATCGTCGAGGCCGAAGAGGATCAGATCCTCAACGGCGACGGCCAGGGTGAGAACTTCACCGGCATCACCGCGACCTCGGGCATCCAGACCCAGGCCTGGGCGACCGACCTGTTCACCACCATCCGTAAGGGCGTCACCAAGGCCCGCACGGTTGGCCGGGTCAACCCGACCGCCCTGGTGCTCAACCCGTCTGACGCCGAGCGCATCGACCTGGCCCAGGACGGCAACGACCGCTACTACTACGGCGGCCCGCAGGCTCTCGGCCAGCGCACCATCTGGGGCGTCCCGGTCGTGGAGTCGGAGAGCCAGGCCACCGGCACCGGCCTGCTCGGCGACTTCTCCAAGGCCGTCGTCTGGGACCGCGAGCAGACCACGGTCACGATGACCGACAGCCATGCGGACTTCTTCATCCGCAACCTGGTGGCCGTGCTCGCTGAGGAGCGTCTCGCCTTCGGTGTGACCCGTCCGACGGCATTCGTGTCGCTGGACCTGACCGCCTAACAGGCACCTCGCTGATGTGGCACGCGGCCAGGACTAACCCTCCTGGCCGCGTGGCACACCACACCAACTCCGGAGGACCAGTGAAGCGTTACGAGATCCAACTCAACGGCATGAGCACCACTCTGCTGCTCACCGATGAGGACGCCCGCAAGCGCGGCCTGGTCCCCGCTCCCGCGGCTGTCAAGGCCGCACCGGCGCCCGCCGCCGAGCCCGCCGCCGACGCGGTCGAGGCCAAGGCCGCCGAAGCGCCGGCCAACAAGGGCCGTCACCCGGCCAACAAGCGCCGCGCCGCGAGCGCAACCAAGGGCGGCGACAGCTAAATGGCTCTCGATGTCGTCGCCGTCGAGGCGTTCACACAGGGACGGCTTGACCGCGACGACCCCGACACTGCGCGCCAGCTCGATGCCGCGCTGGCAGCTGCCCGCAACTACTGCGGCTGGCACGTCGCACCGGTGCTGACCGACGTGCAGATCACCATCGACGGCCCCGGCGGCCCGATGCTGGCGCTGCCCACCCAGAACCTGACCGCACTGACCGCCATCGTCGAAGATGGCCACACCCTGGACGTCAACTACTTGGCCTGGTCGGCGCGCGGCATGGTGCTTAAGAAGCGCCCCTACGCCTTCCCGGTGAGCGCATTCCCGCATCAGTTCCGGCCCTGGAACTTCTGGACCGAATGCTTCCAGGGCATCACCGCCACCATCTCGCACGGCTTCGCCTCGGCGCCCGACTTCGACGCCGCCGTCCTCTCGGCGATTGAGCGCGGCGGATTCGCCGCCGGAAGCGGTGTCCAGCTCCGCTCGATCGGACCGTTCCAGTACGACACCAGCGGACTGACCGGTGGGGCGATCTTCAGC